AGGAACAATAGCTGAATTTGTTGCAGTTAGACCAATCTTCAACGAGAATATCTTAAACCCACTAAACAATGTACCTTGACTGTTTGTGTATTGAACAACTGTATTAGGTGTTGTATTTGGTCCTGTATTGCCAGTCATCATAGAAGCAGGAAATTTGAAAGTATACTCTCTAAAGTCATTTCTATCACCGCTTGTCGAGTATGAGGTATCGTCTACCATTTCCAACTTATACCACGGAATGTTGTTATAAGAATCACCATCTTGTGCATTAATCAAACGAATCCACACTCCAACATCAGTAGTGATAGGTCTATATGCTGTCATAATCACAAGAATATCTTCAGCATCTTGACCATCTGCAAGAACAACTGGCTTTGAGATATACTTATTAATCAAAGCACCGCCAGTTGGTGTTTTTGTATCGCCAACTAATTTGGTAACAGTTACATCACTTGAACCTACTTTGGCAGATGTTGAATTGACATTATCGCGAATTTCTAGTACTGTGCCAACAGTGTAATCTGTAGTTGGAACTGTAATGACTACATCGTTAACAGACTTAGAGATAATCGTAGAATTGGCAAGCGTAGTATTATTAACTAGAATATTTCCTACATTAGCAAAAGTTGCATCATTAAGAGTTACTGTTATTCCTGTATAATTTTCTTTGTATGTATTTGCATTAACAATGTTGTCGACAAATACAGTGTGTGTTCTACCTACATCTAAGATAGGTGTCACATATTCAGATTGTGTAAGCATTTTTGCTTGAACTTGATTTGAAGGCGCACCATTCAATGAAGATGAATCAATTTCATACGATCTTGAAAGAACAGCTTTTTCTACAGAGAAATAGAAGTTTTCATTATCATCAATTGGAACAAATATGGCATCTTGAACACCAATATTTGATGTTGCCTTCATATCAAAAGAGATGCCTGTCTTATTAAACTTAATATATGAGGGTTCAAAGTCAACAAGAGAATATCTGGAATTTGAAATTCCTGTTATTGTGGCAGAAGTATTGCTTGTCAAACCATACACTGTATCACCAATATAGAATTGACCATTAGAAGCGTCAACATCAAGAGTTTTTGATGATGATGTTATCGTATACTTCTCAATGTATCCTGAACCTTGTCTGACGGTACTGATAATTGCAGATGTGCCTGAGTTAACGTTATTTGCACCGTAATATCTAAACACTCTCTCAGCTGGTTGAAATTTAGTACTTGCAACTGCGGCAACAGACCCTGCATATGTAATAACTTTAGAGTTGGCTCCAGAAGTATTACCAATCAGAATGTCATTTACCAACAACTCTGTCATATTGCTGCCAGACAATGTTAGTCGCTGATTACCAACAAGAGTTTCACCGTTAACATCAAAGTCATCAGATACGTTGTCTAGTATGAGTCTTTCTATAGGTTTCTGTCCAATATTAGCAATGCCTTCAACATTAGTAGTGAACGAGGCACGATATAAGTTTACCTTCAAGTCAACATCTGGAACAATATCCCAATTGAGGTTATTGTTTGTTGTATAGAAAGTTCCTGTTAGAGGACGTTGTGATAGTCTATTTTCTGTTCCAAGTTCCTTTTCAGTAAGTCTTGAAATCCAAATATATGTATCTGGATTTAGACCGATCGTGTGAATAACCAAAGCGTACTGTACGTTATTATACAAGAAGATCGGACACTCAAATTCTATAGTTGTAGCTAGAGATGCATCGTCTGAAACAACATAACGAGGATCAGAGCTTTCTACCCAAACTTCAGATAGAGGTACCGCATTGCGAGTAATATCTCCACCTGAATCCATCTCACGAATTTCAATCCAGAAGCCAAGCGTAGGATGCTTTTGAGCAAAGAATAGATCAACTTTTGTCAAGAAGATTCCTTCTTCTCCATCTGGAGCTTTTGGCAAGAACGAATAAGCAGAACAAGAAGGACGAAGCTTCTGTAAATATTGAGTTGTTGTTAGATTTGATTCGTTTATATCATTCACAGTAGCAATAACTGTTCTTGTTGTAAGAATTGTATTCTGCAACTGTTGAACCAAACCTTGAGCAACAAAATAGTTCTTAGCCATTGTTGTAGCGTCTTGCTGAGAGTTTGTTGGACTATCGATTACAATAACTTCTCTCTGTCCTGTGCGGAAACGCTTTTCATTTCCTGCTGGTAGACGTAAACGGAAATAAGCTGTACCGTTAGCGTCCGTTACAAGAGGATCTCCCTCATTAACAATAGCTACAATATTAGCTTCCACTTTAGGATCAGGCATTACTTTAAGATATGTTTCGTAGGCTTCCACATTTGCAAGAGGACTGACATATTGTGTCATGTCTTCACCGTCAAAAAATACATAAAGCTTCGTAAAGGCTTTCATACCCTTAACAGCACAGGTTAGAATTTGTGGACGAATGTAAGGTTTTATACTAACATCAACAACCTTATTGCCGAGCTGTACATTGTTTTCTGCTACTGAATAGAAAGTTTCACTACCGACTCTTGTATTATCATATTGAGTCTCAACAATCGTTTCAAACTTAGCTCCAGAAGATGCTTTTCCGGAACTTTTAAACCCTAATGTGTTCTTGTTAAATTCTACGTTTCTAGCCAACCAGTATGCATTATCATAAGCAAGGTCTCTTTGAGAAGCATCGAATGTTCCAATCAGTTCGCCCGTATCAGCACGATACAGTTTATATCCTGTGATTGTCGTTTGCCACTGATTCCAGGTTGTCGTTGCAGGTTCTGAGTAATCTGATCCAACACCTGTAGATACTTGATTGTCTGCGAGTTTCTGAGTATCAACCCAAACGTCAATATCTGGTGTAAGGAACAAGTTGCCAACAAATCTGTAGCTTGAAACTTCGACGTTTCTATATGATGTTACTTTAGGCTGTTCAATCATCAGATTATGGGTAAATGGCAGATGGATAAGAGGTCCATTCTGGACAAGTCCTGTAAGCGATGTTGTATTATAATAGATTGATCTCATAGTGTAGAGAGGGCGAATGCTCTTTTCTTCAGGATCGTTTACGATACGATAATTAACATCGGCAGTATCGCCATTACTTTCATCACGGAAAGAATCAACAAAAATGCCGTTCTTGAAACGATTGTTTCCATTTTCATCAAGAATCTGCATATCTATAGCAGACTTTTCCAGTGCTGTGAGAGCCGCGTAGTATTCGAGATTTACGATACGGTCTTTCAAAACTCCAATGTCACGCATCGTGTATCTAATATTGGCAAGCCTCTTAACTTGCACAGACAAATCTTTTCTTCCAATAATTTGAGCATAATTTGGTGAAAGTGAAGGGAAAGGTGCAACATAAATTGCAGCAAGTGCCATAACGTTTTCAGGTACAGCAGGAGTAATTGGATTTACATTTGGATTGCCTGAAATGACAGATACTTGTCCTCTTTTATCCATAACTACAACGTCTCTGCGAGGCAAATAGTATGAATATGAGTATGTTACTTGCGATGAAGGAACAGGGAAACGCATTCCATTTGTGTCATAATTGAAGACTGTTGATGATCCTGGGTTAGTAGTAGCACTGCCGATCAGTGTAGTAGAATTGGCAGTTCTCTGCTTTACAGGTCTGATATCAATGAATTGACGGAGATCATATTTGATCTTTGTTGTTGGCGATTCAAAGATTGGAATATTTTCAATACCTATTGAATCTGGATATGAATCAACGGAGAAGTATCCCACACCAACAGCAAAGTTAGGCTCAAAGTGATCTAGTACAACTAGATAACGATCATTTGCAGTCAAACTAATCCCGTTTGGATTAATAGTTGCAAAGTCATACATATCATCTTTCTGACCATTATCCAGAACAAAGAATCTGGTTACATCCGCAGCATTTGCATCAGTTGTACTAGTTGGCATTGCATCAGTTCTACGGAGAATTTTCTTAATCTTGTAGACATCCGGAATACCAAGATTGATTGGACTTGTTAAAGAAGGTGTATTGGTACCTGATGTAAAATCAATCTTTACCAATACGTTTTCTACTAATTCTTTATTGATCTCAACAGCATCAGGTCTATTTACTGGATATGTAAGTTTTGCATCTGTTGTAGCAATAGGTTCATACAATGAAATATTCAAAGTAGACGGCGTTGTCGTTACTGATCTCTGCTGTCCAGTCGTGATAGATTTAGAATTAAGATCAATAATACTGCCTGCACGATATGCTCTTAGAATAAAAGCACTTGTACCTGTATAAGGTCTATCGATTATAAGATTAGTATCGTTAGATATATCGGTAATAGTGAAATATTCTGTGTTTCCGGAAAATTGGATTGTATCACCTTTACTAAATCTTAAGAACGAAGAACCTGTCGACTGGATTATATTACCTGATGGAGTATCGGAAACAGTCCAACCTGTGTTTACGGTAATATCTGCACTAACAGAAAGAATAATTTCTGACTTATCCAATGCAGTTAATGAAGTCGTGCCATATATCATCTGTTCGCCGACAATACTGTTTACTACGTTTGCGACACCTCCAGTACCACCAGGATTTGTGAAAGAAACGCTAGATACGGTTCTATTAAAGTTGAATGATGTTTTTGAAGCTCCATCAGTTCCTTTAAGATCACGAACGGCAGGAGAACCTACACTCATAAGAAGTGTGGATATAGATTTACCTTCCAATGAAAGTGTATCAAGAGAAGCATCTACAATCGGATCTGCCCAAAACTGTCCTGAAGCGTTTATTGTCTTAACTTGAGCAAAAGAATTTGATCCAACCATACGAATGTCTGATAGGTAAACGAAAACTTCACCGTCTGGTGTACCTAAAATTCCATCATATTTGACAACTGAAAGAACGCGGGCAGTACCAATATTATTGCCTGATGGCGTTCCTGCAAGAGCACCCCGTGTTGCAATTCTTTTTGTGGCAGTATCATAGAGATTAACAACTGCACCTGTATCAGAAGAAATTTGACCAAAAACGTTATTACATCTAACATAATTACCCATAGATGCAGTTGCAACTTGTCCGCTTAGATTCGCATATGTTGAAGCTTTAGGAATAACAACATCATAATCGGTTACAAGCTTACCAACTTCATAACCTCTAACATATCCTACACCAGGTTCTACACCAATAGACAAGAAGCTTGAGTTGCCATTTGCAGAATAACCACCATTTGTACCAGAATCATAGTTCTCACGAACACGAACATCTAGACCCCACACATAGTAGTTACCAGATTCATCAAGTGTGCGTTTTGCAAGCTCATCTTGTAGAATGTTATATTGCGAACGGTCATATCTTTCAATGATTATTCCCTCTTTGATGGTAAAGAGTTCTGCAAAGTTTGGTGCTTCTTCTTCATCATCAATATCACGAACTTGTAATTCCAAATTAAGTTGAAGACGATCAGCACCTGGAGCTGAGTAATTGGAAGCTTCAAGAGCAGGATCTAGGAGCGAACTATCATCTGATGCTTTAACGATACGTTCTGAGATGTTAAATCCTACACGACATGTCGGATTTGTTCCATAACGCGAAAGCACTATTGATTGCTCATTAAATCTTAAGAAATGACCTTTAGCAAAGATAACGCCTTCACGGATGATGAAGCGTGAACCTAAACCTGTTGGTGCTGTATCGATTGCTACTAGTTTTTGTCCTGTGTTTGTAGACAAAACTTCACTTGCATTGAATTTTACAATGCTTGTGTTAGAAGGTGAAGAAGACTTGTATCGAATGAATAGAGTTTTGTAATTACCATCTACGCTGTTTTCAGAACCAGGAAGAATTTCAATAACGTAGGCTTCAACGTTGTTTGTTACGCTGTAAATATCTTTGTTGAGGAAAAGACTAAGATTAGCTGGTGCACCTGTATCGTCTTCATCTTTGACTTTTATGTAATCAACATCCTTTTCAATACCAAACTGACCTGGAAGAACAATGGAACCGTCACGGAAAACGTGCTTACCAAATCTATCAATTTGCTTCTGCAAGATAGTCTGCATCTGTGTAAGTTCACGGGCCTGTACTGCGAATCCTGGCTTATAGAGGACACGATAATAGTTGTTTTCCTCATCATAATCATCATAATATGGAGTTACGTTAAAATCTGTTGTCAATGCTGAATTGGCGGCAGTATTAGCCATTATTCTTTTTCCTCTTGCAAATTAGAATGATAATATAATCTTGAATTCTTCTGTCTGTTCTGCTGAACGTTGAATAGACACGCTGTTGTCAATATATAGAATACTTCCTGAATACCTCTGAAGCTTCGATGAATTATCAACACCTACAACTGCTCTTACGGTTCTACTAGAAGAACCTGTAATGATTTCAGATTTAGGATTTCCAGTAACGTCATTGAGTTTCAATTCTCCGTTATTAGAATTCCATGAAACTACAGTACCTTTAAACGTTGCAGTTTCCAGCGTAGCACCTTGAAATGCAATTTCATCTAAGCTAAAATCACTTGAACCTGTTGTATCAAGGAACAATGTTGTTAGCTGTGAGTATACAATTCCTGTAGCATACGCGAGTGATGAAGTTAATCTTGGATTTTTGATAAGGGCAATCTGTCGGAAGTTATTTTGTATATCAAATACACCACTTTCCGTTCCATTAAGTCTGAGATTAATGATAGCGTTTGATGCACCCAATTCTTCCACCGGACTAGAACCGTGTCCACCTGAAGGATTTCCTGGCGGTGATATTATAGGTCTTAGATTAGCGCCAGAACCTTCTGATGAAATCACACTGATCGTAGCATTCGTATATCCAGAACCTTTTTGCTGAATAGAGATGCTGTTAATAGCAGTTGTGGTTGCATTAACGGTTGCAACCGCTGTAGCATCTATTCCATCACCACTAATGACGAGTGTGGGTGGGCTAACCGAACTATAGCCAGAACCACCATCTTCAATTTTAATAGCCTCAATAGCCCCCTCAATCGCATTCTGTTGAACTGACCATTGCAAAGATCCGTTATCTTCGGTTATCTTCTTAACAGGCATATAATTCGTAGTTAAGAACTTAAGTTTTTCATCATCTGTTAGTGTATACAAATATTTCCACACATATTTGTCTGCACCCTCAACGGCTGAGTTAGTTATGGTTGATGCCGGCTTTACTGTAGAAGGCTCACCATTATTGTTACTCAAACACTTGTATACGTTGTAATCCGTCGTTAAAACATAAAAAGGTGATGCAGTGTTACCGTAATCTGTTGTATTTCTTTGGTCATCATACTGAGAATAAACGTTACCACTTGTCCAGTTAATGCGAGGAACACACAAGCTAACATCATTACCTTGAATCTGCTTTGCGCCGATAATATTTTTCCAAACTTCTATCTGTTGAGTAACATTTGATGTAGGTGTAGGAGGATTCTGTTCATCTGTCCAAGGTCCAACTTTACCAAATGTGAAATAGATGTATGGCTCTGAAGTACCACCCACTGAGCTTTTGAAAAGTTCGGCATTCAATATTTCAAGACTTTTAGTGTATGTTGATGGCATTTTTTATTCCTAAATTCATATTATTTAGACTACGGTAATTACGGTTCTGTTTGCTTCTGAAGTTACACCTCTAATGGTTCCTGTATTAGCAGTACCTATATAGTCGAGAAGTTCAAGCTTACCTGTTGAGTTGTTCCATGAAACAACAGATGCCTTAAATGTAGCAGTATTTAGTGTAGCACCTTGATATACAACTTCATTAGGAACAAAATTTCCTGTACCGGTTGATGTATTAATCATAAGAACTTTTATGGTAAGATTTGCAACATTTACCGTAATATTCTTTAAAGAAGCATTAATAGGTGTTGTATCTTTCTCAATAACATACTCTCCAAACATCTTCATGCCTGCAGGATGAATGAGCTTATTTAAAATACTCTTATATTTTTCCAAAGAATGTTTGAGTTTTAAAACGTAAGAAAATGGTTGATAGTAGTCTCTGTCCTGCAAGAAGTTATATGAAGAAACCATTCCATCATCATTTAAGAATCGACCCTGATACTTGTATGAACCTGTAATCACTGTTGCGGTAGCTTGTGCTGTACCAGATCCAATATTTGTAAGATTTAATGTCGGCGCGGTTGAATAGCCTGAACCTCTAGATGTGATAGACAAAGATAGAATCGCACCAGCTTTGGAACCTACTGAAGCTAGTCTTTCACCAAATCCAAGAACAGATGTTACAATAATATTGGCATTAACACCATTTGCTGATAATACTTCAACAGTGGGTAAGAAGTTTTGATCATACCCAGAACCGCCTATGATGTGACCGCCACTAGCCGTAAATTCAACTTCAGTGATAACACTTGAACTAGATGTGTTTACCGCTTTAACTCTAGCGTTAGCTCCTGATCCATAACCACCTAACACGTTATTGAATTTGAGAATATCTCCAACACTATATCCACTACCACCGTTAATGATCTGCATTCTTCCAAGAATACCTAAAGCACGAACGCGAGTATTTGCGACAATAGAAAATGTTGGTGTGCCTGTGTAGTTCGAACCTAAATTCGTTAGACTTATACTACCAATTGGACCTGTATTTGCATACGTAAAGTAATTCATTGCACTAGCAATAGTGGAATTTACGTTTCTGGAGTTTAGATTAGTATAACTCGACTTATTTAAAAGAGAACTGGATTCCAATGAAATTGTGGACGAAACTATGTTGTAGCTATTTGGGTGTATCGATCCATCGTCAACTACCAAATTAACTAAACCATTCGCACCACTGCCTCCACCACCAGAAACTAGAACTTGACTATTGTTTTGAAAGCCAGAACCACCATTGATAACTCCGATACCGGAAAGACTTCCAGTACTTACAGAGGAAATGATAACAACTGCACCGGACCCATCACCTGTAATTGTTACCGTCTCACCAACTTGATATCCTTCACCAGGAGAAACTATCTTAACAGAACTAATACCACCAGCAAACAATAAAGCTTCAATGGTAATTTCATTTCCATTTTCTAGATATGTAGTCGATATATATTCACCAGAACTAAAGTCCTTAGTTTGCTGAGAAATCTTCAATTCGCGAACAAGAACGCCACTTTCATAGTAGGTATCTAATTTTTCAACAGTTGCCGCTGCTTCTGAAGTTAGACCAATAATTCGGCGACTCACTAGAAGATTAGCAGTTTGAATTCTATTGTCTAAGACACCGTTAATATATACCTCGGAAATTTTTATAGAATCTTCAACAAACCATTTACCATCAGAAGCGCGAAGAATGTCCTTCTTTGGATAATAAAATTCCACTTCATCGTTGAAAAGAATACGCATGAGAAAGCGCACAGACTTCTCAGTTCCGCGAGATTTATAGAAGTCTTTAATATTCTTAACAAGTAAATTCTTATCTACCAGTACATTTTGTGGAATAAGAGGAAGAAAATTATTGTAGAACTGTTGGACAAATATATCAGTCTTATCTAGATCCAACTGATCTTTCATAGACTTTGCTACGTTGACAACACCCTGTGTCTGTTCCATCCATTCATAATATGCTTCAAGGAATGCCACAAAGTTTTCGTGATCATTCCTTACAAAGAATGGTAATTGTGAAGATACCAGAGTTGATATTTTGTTTTCGCTGATCATTCGGTAATTACGTTAATCTGAATTGAGCTTGGATCTGTCTCATCTATATTTAAGATACGATTTCGAAGTGGGAAAATAACCTCTTGATCGATAGGAACGCTGATCGTAAAGATATTTTCATCGTATAAATCATTGGCTTCTACAGATTTTACATTCAATGAATTGAGTGTGATAATACCCTCTTCATAATCTACAGTACCTGCATTTTCAACAACAATTACCTTTTTGCCTGTATCATCAATATAGTATGAACGAAGCGTCGCAAATCTACTTTCAAGAAGAACTTCTGTTTTAGCCTCAGTGCCAAATTCAGCTACAATGTTTACTGTTGCTCGACTATAATTGATACCTTTATTGGTAATCTCAATCGCTGAAATTCTATTGCCTGCAATTCGAGCGGTCGCAGTAGCTCCAGAACCATCACCTGAAATCACAATGGTAGGTGGTGTGATATAGTTGATGCCAGGATTTACAATCTTAATGCCTAAAATACCTGTCGCACTGGAAGGCACTTCTTCGAAATATATCTTACGGTCAATAAAGTTGCCATCTGTCACAGTCAACTGTGGATATGTTGTCATTGTTCCTGTATAATCACCGCGTTTAATAGGAACATTGAAACTTATCACATATGTTTTAGTCTCATTAGGAGATACTATTAGACGCTTCTGCAAGAATGTTCTAATGTCTGAACCAGTAATTGAGCTATATGAGTTTTCAATGTACTTCTGGAGCTTTGACTTACGGAATACGGAATTGAAAAAGTTGATTTCGGTATCATTATAGTCTGCTATGGCTGCAAGAACATATGCTTTGATGGCAGATGCTGAAGCGGAACTGATGTATGAATTGTAATATACATTACCACGGACTTGAATATATGTGTATGAAGGATCAACAATTTCTGGTGTGACCGTCATAACATTACGTGTCTTAATCAACTTATTGGTAATTTCAAGCTTTTCATCATTTGTAAGGAAGTAATTGTCTTTTGTCTTGAGTGATACAAACACTTTACCGTAGATAGGAGGATCATTATCTTCTCCACCCCAAACTGACACAGAGTTGATATAGTCATAGTCCTTAGAGATCAAAGTTTCATAATCAGATTTTGTTACGGCACGGTTCTGTGCTGCATAGGCATAAGGTGCACGGAAACGAATATCACTAATTGTTTCCTTTTCAGTACCACCAAAAGTTGGGCTATCAGGTGTAATAGGAGTACTATCTCGGAACAATCCAGCTACTGGTTCAGCAAATGAGAACGAGCTAATTTTGTTTGCTTCTTCACCTACAGTGTCAAGATAGTTCACAATGATAACATTTCCATTATCAGGTTTCTTGCCAATAATATTGTCACCAAAATAGATTACATATGTGCCTTCACCATCTTCTTCAACAAAATATACCTTAGAAGTGCCATCCAACTCTGTGACATCTCCAGCGCGAATGTATTCCACTGTTGTCGTGTTTGTTGTTGAAGTTTGTACAAACACGGTAACTGTATCGATATCGACGTTAGCTGAAGGAATAGTAAAACGTCTTTTTACATTAGATGAATCCATAAGATATTGCAGAGTAATAACTTCACCCTGAGCAATCTCAACGTTATACCATGTGAAAGAACCATTAGATTTAGATTCTGTAGAACTATTGAGTACAACAAATGGATAGTTTATACCGTCAATGTCTGTGCCTAAAATCTTTGTATACTTCTCCAGTGTTGCAACAGAATCAGTAGGTTCGGTAGCTGAAGGTGTTACAACAATATCAACAGTAGTGGAAGCACCGTGTCGCGATTCCGGCACGTAGTTGATGGCTTTAGCATGAGAAATTACGGAAGTTCTGAGCTGTGCGGTATCAAGGAATGACTCATTAGCTACCATATTGAGATAGTAGCTCATATAATGAGTATTATAGGAAAGAATATCCAATAGAACTGACATACCAGATCCATCAAAGTCAAAGTCCTGAAACTGTGACTGACCTCTCAAATACTCTTTAAGATTTTGCTTAATTGAGTCAAAATCTAATTCGGTTACTCTCAAACTTGTGTTGGCTGTCATCTAATGCGCTCTAAGAATAAGGTTGTTACTGCGGGTTCGCTACTGTTTAGGACTATGAAATAAATTCTGACATTATAACCATTGTTATCGTAGTCAAATAGTGCATCCACTTTTTTGACTAAAACACGAGGTTCAAAATTTTCTATTACCTCTTTGATAGCGTCTCTGATAAATCCTTCCACAAGTGGATTGGCATTCTCAAACAAAAGCTTTTGGACATTCGACCCAATATAAGGACGAAATGGTCTGTCGTAGAAATTTGTGAGAATTAGATTACGAACCGATCTTTTTACAGAATCAATTCCTGTCTTTCTCAGTACATCCTTAGTTGTAGGATGTGGTAAGAAATCCAGATCTATGTCGGAATAATCTTTGTTACGTGCTACTTTATTGGTCATACTTTTATTTATGCTATATTATATTGTCCCTTGGTTGGGGGATTGGTAAATGAGTCATTGACCGTTTTTGTTTTTGGTGCTGGTTTTGCTTTGACCTTCTGTGATGCTTCGTCGGCATCATCTGCTTCACCACTTGTGTTC